CCACAAGCGGGGTGTAGTAGTTGGTAAAGTCGTAGTCAGCATATTTGGTCGTGACCTTGTCTTTACCCTCATTGGTGTACCTAAATACTTCTAACTTGCCCGTAAGAAGCACTTGGCGCGCCATCCACTCACGCCGACGCTGGATTGCCTGCCTCATTTCGGTCAGGTCTTTGGCCAACATCTTCTTTGCCCTTTGTTCCGGTGTCATGGCCCCTAAAATGGCCTCACCGAACGCCCTTCCGACGATATCGGGATTGGTGATGATGCGCTCCGGCGCGATCCAGCAGAAGCCGATTTCGCGGGTTTCGTATCCTTGCCTGCTCATGAGCACGCCGCCCGATTCCTCGTGTACAATAGGGGCCATCTGTCTGACCCCTTTGCGATAGTCATATATCGCTTTGGTGTCCTCTACCGCCCCCATATCCTGAACGAAATGGTCATACAAAAAAGTGTATTCTCGCGGCATTAAATCGATCGCCGCGAGCTGCGCCCGGGTTGAATAAATGTCTAAAGGCATTGCTTTTACGCCCCCTCTCCGTCGTCCATCATCGGATTGAGTAACAAATTTTGTTTCCTCATGATTTTTGCGTGCGCCCAAGTCAGCTCTGCGCCGTCCTTAAGGAATACACGGTCGCGTATCAACCGCGCGGCGCGGAAGGCGCGCGCGTCGTCGTGTGCCGTCTCGCTTACATCGGTGTCCACGTCCTGATCCAGCACCACAAGGTAGCTGTCCTCGACGATATCGTCCGCTGTAGCGGGCGCGTAGAAGCCAGTATCTTTGCGGTACGCCACGCAACCACGCGGGACTATGCCGTTACCCATTTCCATAGGCACGGCAATAACGTCTAAATCTTTTGGGTCTTCCAACAGATAAGTCGGGTCGCTGCGCCCGATTATTTTGTACATCGTAGGCATTTTCGGTCACTCCTCTCTCTTAAAACATGCCGCCGTCACCGGCGATACCCTTGAACTCAACCGCCATGTCCGCGATCTCTTTGCCCAGCGCGTCAGGATTCTTGGCGGCCTTCGTGCCCTCGCTCGCGTCGCCTTTGACCGCCTCGGCAGGCTCGGTTTCCGCTTTGCGGGCATCTAAAAAATTCTTGCCCTTTTGCTTCTGCGCGGCCACGATCTGTTTTTGAAACTCGACCGCGCTCAGCCCGTCCGCTTTAGCCTTGGCCGCCATGTCCTCATAACCCGGCAGCGTCAGCGCGTCGATCTCGTCTAAACGCTCGCGCTCCGCTTTAACAGCCGCCGCCTCTATTTCCCCCAACAGCGCCGGATTCTCCGCTCTCAACGCCTCTAGGGTGATGTCCTTTATCTCCATCTCCGGTTCCCCCTCACTTTCGCTTTCGCTTTCGTCCGTGTGCTCTGCTCGTTCCCCTTCGTCCTCGTCCGGTTGCGCCGCGTCCAGCTCATCCGGCACATTGACATACATCGCGCGCATTGCCGCGATAGTGCGCGCGTCGGCAAGCGCCGCAGCAGCAGCGGGCTGGCCTATTTCATCCACGAAACCCGCCTCTACCGCTTTCTTAGCGGTGAACCAAGTTTCATTATTCATCCACGCCTGCACCTGATCGGGCGTTTGCCCGCTCCGCTCGGCGTAAATGTCCCTGTAAGTAACCTCCAAGTCCCGCAGCAGCACCGCCTCATGCTCCATGTCTTTAGCCTCGCCAATCGCCAAAGACCACGGGTTGTGGATCATATACATGCCGCCATCAGCTATCGTCACCTTCGCACCGGGCACGCACGCTAAAAGCGTTGCCGCGCTCGCGCACAACCCGTCAATGCGGATATCCAATTCCTTAAAACCCGCGCTCATGAGCATGGAACGCATGGCCGCCGCCTGAAAAACTTTTCCACCGGGGGAATTTATGCGCACAGTCGCCTTTTTCGCGCCTTTTAAGCCTTTTAAAGCTTTATCAAAATCAGAGGCGGTCACGTCGTCGTTCCTGTACTTGTTGTTCGTTATCACGCCATAGATCATAATCTCGGCCTGGTCCCCCTCCATGCGTATATCGAACTTGGTTTCTATCAAATCTCTATTCCGCGTTGTCGGTGGCATTATTACTCTCCTCCTCAGCTAAAAGCGCCGCCAATTCCGCGTCGAACGCGGCCTCTTTGCGGCGCTGACTTATGATCTCGATCCAGTTATTGGCGTTGTACTCAGCCGCCTCTTGTTCTTGCGTGGTCAGGTTGAGCTCGATCCGCCGCCCCGCCGCGTTTGCCTCTTTAAGCGGGTCTACGTGGCCCATACTTACGCCGATCCACTGGCAGCCGCACCACGCCTCGCGGATCGCGGGATCGTCAAAAAATCCGGGGCAATCCAAACGGCCCAGCGCCACCGCCTCAGCTAAGAACATCTCCCGCAACGGCTGGCAAAAGCTCGCGACAAACATCCTGCGAAAAACCATGGCAACTTTCCAAAAGTCGAGATATGCGCCGCGCATGGCCGTATAGTTGCGCTCATATTTTTTTGTCAATACCTCCATGGGTATCTCCATACCAGCGCCCGTAATGGTCTGCTCAGCTTTAATAAACGATTCAAAACCCGTATTTTGCCTGACCGGGTTGATATGCGTCACGCGCTTGCCCGGCGGCAGTTGATACACCGCGCCGGGCGCGAGCTCTATCTTCATCTCGTCATCTGTGATTTTATTGTCAGCGTTTACAGCATCTTCAAGCGTCTTGATACTGTCCTCTTCGTCGGATTCAATGAACATCGTCAACATGGCGCTGACTACGTTCGCGTCCAATTCCGCTTTCATGTAGCGGGCGAGCTGTTTTAACTGCTCCATCATTCCGGACACAAAAGGTACACCGCGCCGCTGTTCGGGCCGCTCAAAGGTCATGACATGCAAAATATTCGGCAGCCCCGTATCCCTGCCGATCGCGTCAATTGTCGTCCACGTCACGGGGTCCATGCTATCCCCCAACGGGTGACGACTCGCAATGTGGTATTTTGTCACCGCGCCCAGCTTGTCTATCTCTACGCCGTCTACGATCTTTGCGCCGCCGCCTAACTCTTTGCTCACGCTGTCGCCGGAGCTATCGGGCGTGCATATCCTGTCCGCTTCCAGCAGCTTTACGGTCAGCTTGTATGGAGTGCGCGGGTTATCCGCTTCGCCGATCAGGGCAAAAACATCGCCCGACATGAGCATTGCGCGGAACGCCAACTGTTGCAGCCCGTAAAACGTCTGCCTGCGCTCAGCGTCGCACATGGTGTTGCCGGCCCACAACTCAAACTCGCGCGTAGCCATGCGCTCCCACTCATCGCGCGCCTCATCGCTCAACCCCAACAGCTCCGCGTCGATTTTAGGCTTAGCTAAAATGCCCGCGCCCACAACGTTTGTTGTCAACGTAGCTACCGCCGCTCTTGCCAGCCCCCCGCCCGCGTACAAATCGCGCGAACGCTGACGCAATACACTACCTTGAAGGTCGATATCCTCCTCAGCCGACGCGCCCTCTGCTATCCAGCCCAACAGGGTATTGGTCGTCCGCGAAGCGCCATGATTGCCGTACCCGCCCGCCATCGTGGGCCCGCCGTCGCCGCCGCGCCGTTTTTTCTCTACATCGGCAGCTTCCGCGCCGCGCCTATTAAAAAAACGCGCCCACGCGCGTTTCTTATCAGCCAATTACTCACCCCCTGACTATAAATCCCTCGGCACAACAAGCGCCGCCTGCGGCGCGCGCCTGCCGACTGTCAGCGCGTCCACCAGCGCGGTCAGTTCATTTATCCTTTTGCGTATCGTGTCTAAATCCAGCGCCGTATACGCGCGCGATCCGATCCTGTACTCTTGAGCGGTGCCGTCCACTATGGCTTTTTCGCACTTTTTGTACGAATCCAACAGCTCAAGCGCTTCATCCCGCGTATACGGACTAACAATACGTGCCATCGCCGCACCTCCTAATTGCGCTTTATCAAGCGATCCCCTTAGACAGCAGCCGCGCCCCGTTCTTGGGCCGCTCCCGCGTCGGCCACGCCGGGGCGGGTTTCGATTCGCCGTACAACGCCATTTCCAGCCTGCGGAAATCCCAATTAAAGTATTTAAAAGCCGCCCGTGCGTAATTACGCATATCAAGCGGTTCATTGTGCGCCCCTATCTGCTCCCAGCTCACCGTTGCCTTGCCGCCCTTGCGCGCTATGACCTGCTGTTCCGCGAATAGCCCGCGAAAATATTCCAGGTCATAACCGCTGAAATCGTCATCGGGATAGTGCATGTAGCGCGGGCCGGGCTCCTCAACGCTCGTGGCGTGCATTATGGCCTCTTTGCCGCTATCAACGCCTATCAAAAAGCGTATGCCCGCGCCCTTCACATCGCCGTGGCCGCTCATCGGCCTGACATACTGCTTGCCCTCGCCGCCCTCGCCCTTTACCGGCCATATGCGGCGGTTTACCCTTTTATCGCACTCGCGATAAATTTCTTGTGTGAAATGGCCGCCGCTGTCAATAAACGTAGCCAATACGCGCATAGTCATACCGTTTTCCATGCGCCACTCGCGCTCAAGAAGCATGTCTACTTGCTCCCAAACGCTTGAAGAATCCGCGCGCCCAGGTATAACCCCGCGCGCGATCCCCCAGGATTCCTCGAACTGGTTCCAGCCTACGATCTCATACTCCAAACGGTTGCCTTGGGTATCGATCCCGCACGTAAGCAGCAAAACGCCGGACGGAACATCGGCCTGGTACGCCTCGCGCCGGTTGTATAACCGCTCCGGCTCGCCCCTGCGGGTAAACACTTCCCACACCTCGCCCAGATGAACGTTATGAAAAACCTTGAGCATTTCTGGATCGGTGCCCGCGTCCAAGAACTCATTGCACACGGCCAACCAATCACACCAAGGGGCCATAAATGGGTTAACGTGAAAACTCACCACACCCGAATCTATCGCGCGCGGATTGCGCGCTATCCACTTGGCGGGGCTGCGCTTGGTGTCGTACTCATCCATCTCGTTACGGCACACAGGGCACCGCCAGCGCGCGCGATCCGCTTTACGCCGCCCGTCGTCGTCGCTTATGTCAAACCGTATGTCATTAAATAAAATAAAATTAAACGATCCACACGCGGAACACTGTGTGCTATATTCCTCCCGCGTTCCCCTGTTGTACTCCCTTTCTACGTTCGACCGCCCCTTTATCGTAGGCGTTGAGGTAATTACCACGCGGCGGTTATGCCGGAACGTCTCTGTCCGCGCCTCACCCAGCTTCATAGGATCGCCTTCAGCGCCAGCGCTTTTTGGAAACTTATCCACCTCGTCCATGAAGATATATCGCACGGGGCGACCGGCAAGGTCTGTCGGTGAGTTCGCGCCCACGAACTTCGCGTACCCGCCCGGGAAGGTTTTAAGGCTAAGCGTATTGCCCCCATCGCGGCTTTTAGCTTCGGACACTTTGCCACGTAACGGTTTGCATACGCGTATCATCGGCGCTACCCTTTGTCGCGCAAAGTCTTCCGCAAAGTCAACTGTCGGTTCAATAAACAGCATGGGTCCGGGGTCAAGGTCGATTGCCCTACCCAGCATGTTTAACATCATGTCGGTTTTCCCTTTTTGTGCCGCCGACATGATAACGATCTTCCAAACGCCCTTTGCCGTGAACGCGTCCATGATCGCCTTTTGATACGGCGCGAACGCCGTGCGCCACCGGCCCGGGCCGCTCGAACTTTCACGTACAAGCTCCCTGTGCGTATCGGCCCACTCAGAAACAGTCATCAAGAGTGGAGGTCTGAACAACTCCAATGTCAGGCGTTTTACCGTATCAATCGTCATCGTCCGTACCCGTAAACGCGCCGCCCGAAGTACCGCTATCGGCAATTGCGGCTAGCGCTTCGCGTATTTCAGTATCTAATATCAAGGCCGCGTGCTCCGCTGTCTTTATCATGACCAGCATTTGCCCCACGCGCGCGGGCAGCTCTAAAAGCCGATCGCGCACTGCCAACGCTACGTCGGCCCATGCCCTGCGCACATCGCGCGCGGGGATCAAATCACGCTGGAGTACCCCTACCTGCAATTCGGTTTTCTGCGCCTTTATCCGCTCGTGCTTCGCGCGCTCGGCAGTGAGGTCTTTATCGTCACCCGTGGCAGCGTCAACGTTGTACTTTACCCAGTTGCGTATAAACACGCCCAAGTCGTACCCGCCCGCCACCTTCACAAACATTTTGCCGTTCTCCGGCAAAGTATGATCTATGTCACGCAAATGTCGCGTTGAACGCCCCGCCAAATTTGCCAGCGCTTCTTTCGTCTCGATAACTATTTGGCATACCCCCGTATAAGCGCTGTGTGCTCATGCTGTATTCGATCGTACAGCAGGTCCCTTATGCCGTCCTGAACCGCCTGTTCGCTGCGGTTGGTAGGCATTTGAGGAACGCCTATGCCTACACCCGGTCTTACGCGATCGCCTTCCTGCGGCAATCTCGCGAACACGCGCCCTTTATTCGAGCCGGTAAAAACCATGAAGTGAACCGCCCTGCCGCCCTGCGGCAGCTCGCTCGCTTCACCGGCCAACACCTGCGCCATAACTTTGTATGAGCGCCGGATAGACTTGCCCTGCGGGTTCTTTTTTGATTTTCGTAACTTTTTGTACGCCTTGCGCACGCGGCTGCCCCCGTCCGTCGCGCTCGCCTTGTACTCGCGGCCCACTTTGCCGCGAATACCGCTTACAGGGATTATGCACGACACTTCCGCGCCAATGAATGTTTTCGCACTCCCCACTTGGTGGCCGATCCACGCCGGTTTAGCCGAGTATTCAGGCGGTATTTCTTTTTTCAGGATCGTTCGAACGCGCGGCGCGGAACGCTGAAACGCCCGCTCCATAAGCTTGCGGAACTCCGCTTCTGTATGGATCAGCCGCATGTGGTTTATAACGCCCTGAAGCTCCGTGGTGTCCACGGTTATCATGACGTTGTAATTGTATTGACCAGCAAAATTTATGCCTTTTCCAGCCGCCATAAAAACCCCCAAAAACACGTGAGCGGCGCACCTCGCACCGCTCCACGTTAATATAATACCACGTTTTAACTGCCCCCGAGTTACCCAAATTCGTCACGTTTCACAAAATTTTTACATTATCTGCTAAATTTTTGTAAAACCTTCGCCGCGCCTCAAAAAACTGCCGCCTGCCGCACGGCGGGCGAAGGTCCTCAAAGGTTGCTTCTCGTGTCACATTTGCCAAAATATAGGCATACAAACGGGGGTCCGCGTCCAATGCCGCTTTCTCGATCTCGCGCACAGTGGCGACCAGCTTGAGCGCTTTTATGGCGCGCGTCGCCGTGGGATCGCCCGGCGCGTGTTGTTCTATAGGCATGGGCTCCTGCACCGAATTAAACCCTTCGCGTATCTCCGCGAGCTCTTCTATCATCTGCGGATAACGCAAACAGCGGTACCGCAATTCATGATAAAGCCGCTTGTCTATGTTATAATCATCAAGTTTCAGGGCGTAATTCCTCATTGTCCTCTTTCTCTTGTTCGTACTCCGCTCTAAATTCGGCCAATAAATTGTGTAACGCGCGTTGCATGTACATCATGTAATACGATTGCGTTTCTTCGTATGGGTCGGCGATTAAATTGATCACCTGATCAGCCAACGGTTTCTTACGTATTCTGTCCATGTCATCCTTTAACGCCGCGTCAAGCTCAGGGTCATCGTTTATTTTTATACCGTTACACGCGGTATGAAACGCGCAAAACAAACACGCTAAAAATATCCTGCCCTTTTTTGACAAGAGCAGACCATCTAAAGTCTTTGCGATCGCTTCACCGCCCTCCATTAACAACTGCACCGAATCCTCATGCAACCCTGTAATGTTACTCGCAAGGGCTATCTCCGCTATAGTTCCCATTATGCCCCCTCCTTTTCGTCGTCCGCACCTGCCAACCAGCTATCTAAATACAGGATGGCCCATGTTTGCTGGTTAATGGACCATTTCGGCGTGTCAAACACTTTGTTTTTGATTTCCCTGCCGCACTTCTCGCACCTAACGTTAATGGTAGACCGCGTTTTTTGAAAATCAATCTCCCCTTTCACGTCCCCGCCGCATTTACATTGCATGTCGATTGTCATCTCTGCCCTCCTCTTTTTGCTTTAATCCACGGCAATGCCGTAAGCCAACGCGCGCGCAATGCCCGTATAGCGCAATTCTTCGCGTTATATTCTATATACGCCCAACAAGTGCTGTGACAACCACTTTTGCGCACTGTACAGCCTTTGCACGGCGCTGACCTACCTAAATTCCACGTACTCACGATTTCTTTGTTTCATTTCCCGTGCGGACTTGCGCCG